TCCGTGCATCTGAGACTTATGTCGCAGGACTTGCGAAGGTATCTCGCCGATGAGATCCTCGAATTCTTCTACCGATGAGAGAAGGTTACAAACCTCCCTCTCAGTCGGAAGAACAATACCTGTTATCCCACTAAGTATTGCTTCCACTTCCATCCGCTTGATCTCGAAGTCTTGCATCAAGGGTTCCCTTATGTAAAGATGAAACCATTTGGCGTACTCTTGGAATAGGGCCTCCGAAGCTTCGAAAGTCTGGGCAGGCAAAAATTTTGCCATATTAGAGCCCATTAACTCAAGAAGTCGAGGGAACCTTTCCTCAGCACACCATTTGACAACATATTTAACAAGAGAATCCGAGCTCTTTTGATCGGTCACAACGGAAGTCGATAAAGACTCCAATCGTAACCAATCATAAAGAGTTGCAACACCCCGAGGAGCGTTGGGTTTTGAAAGCAATATAAGCACCCTGGATAGGATTTTAGGCAAGCGAAGGAGAGGACGGTTGTCCGCTCCAGAGCAAGCTTTAAATCCAACTCCAAGGAAACGCCCTATGTTGTATCCAGAGAGTCGACATCCCGTCAGACGTTCCACAGTCGCAATGACTTCAGGAACGAAAGACGCTCCTAACCAGCCTGCGGAAATTCCAACTAAAGGAAGAGGAGTTACCTCTTCTCCCTTATAGAAGAATTTCTTAGCAAACTCGCAAGAAAGGTTGTCGGAGATAATGGATTTGTGAAATCCAATATCCACTCCGATCTCAGCCATAAGGCGAGTATAATGGTTAGCGACTAGGTGATCCCCTATCACCACGTCATCTCCCAATACCGCATATAGAGGAAACCAGGTTCTCCAGCCAGCTCTAAAGGCTGCAAACTGGACGAGCGCATGATGGACCAAGGCCAGCATCGCCCAAGAAGAGTAAGCCCCCATTGGTTGCCCAACTGCATATCGGACCGCTCCTATCGGAGCGGTTTTCTCAGGACCAAGCTTCATGGTTTTAAGATCTCGAAGACGGTAAGTCCGTGTACCCGTAAGGGCAGCACTCTTTTCCGCTCCGAAAGTCTTTAGCCACTGGGCTGGTAACTGATAATACCGGTTACACAGAAGGGACCGCCAATAGTAGGCGAAATCGACTGAAGCAAAGCCGACCAAGGTTAATTCTTGTAAAACAACAGGAATCCTATCTGTGGCCGCTGATAAATCATACGACCACACATTCTTGAGACCTTTCTCCTTCATGACCCCCATCATTTTATTGACAGGGGCTAGTTGGTCGAAGGTCCCATCCTGAGGAATCACCTCAAGAATTTTAAAGAGTGCTTTATGAAGAGGATAGAGAACCCATTGGGTTATAGAATCCACCATAGCAACCACACGTAACTTACCTGGTTCTTCCACGATCGAAAGTTTGCCAAGCTCATAGTCACCGTTCACATTAAAGTTCAAGTCCCTCGTTTCCTGCTTCTCAGCAAGAACAAAGGGCATCGAATCTAGAAAGTGAATGTTTCCCGTGACGAGACACATAGCCTTCAGGTACGGCCACAATTCAGTGGCAGTAGACCAAAGGAATGCGTCATAACCATGGGAGATGATGGACGAGCCGGCAGTGACTCTAGATCCTGGGCCCGAAGACATAAGTAACCGACGTGTCCCCTCTAAGGACCGGAAAAGCCAGTAGGATTTATCTCTTTGAAACCGTTTACCGGGTTCTAGGAGATCATCCCGTGACAATTCCGACTTTAAAGGGGAAACTCCCATACGTTTCAAGTACGGCCAGAAGAAATTCCTAAGGAAAGACTTCCAGTCATACAAGAGATCGTCCGAGAGTTCCACCCCCGGTTTTAGAATGGTGTCGACAGATAGACGTCCCCGGAAAGGTAAAACCCGATAAAGGGTAAATAAACCTAACCAAAAACGAATAACTGAGCGATCACCACCTTTAATCCGAAGGCGGTGCGCAGGCACTATAATCCTCGGGAGTCCCCCGTTTGTTACGGAAACTGCTGCACCTGCTAATCGAGGGTTGTCAAGTAATTTACCGGCAGTTGCTCTGATTAGGAGCAAGTTTGCTGCTTTCAAATACAAGGCAAGTCCTTGATTACCATTTGCGCGGATCATCCTGATTACAAACCAAGAGAAACTAGCTGAAGCCTTAACCCAACTCAGGGAATGTGATCCTACTATTGCAACAATCGCTTGTTTAAGGCGAAGCTGCAATAGCGAACGGCGTTTTACGGCCGTCTGCCAAATAGCTGATGCACTTAAAATCTGTTTAGAGTTTAAGTAATTCATGTTGATTAGTTATTAATTAACCAGCATCCCGTGAGGGAGCTATCCTTCGGTTTTCTTACCTCCCCGTAAGGAAGCAAGAGCCGCAGGCAGGCTGTGAAGCCCAATAGGTTATATTCCTTGGTTGCTCATATCGACTCTTGAACTGAGTCTGAGACCCCCAGAACCAAGTTCTCCTTGTTTAAAAAGGTGGTTGTTACTATCCTTTCCCTACTACTTTAAGCACAGGCGGTCAGGGTGCTAATCCCTTCCGGCGTAACGTACAGTAAGTAAAAATTGGAAACCTAACAACTCCTTATAATAAAGGGAAACTCGCTTGGTCCTGACTTTACACTAGAGATCCATTTCGGGATCCTTTCGTGATTAGGTTAATAGTGTGAAAACTATCAACCCACTCAATCACATTCCGAAGCCATATGAGTGCCAAGCTAGTTATCCTGAGATTGCTCCCAGTTACTACTCGTTAGTACCAGAGTTTGTACCATCCTTCGGATGAACTCAACTCTTTCTTAGTTTATTGATTATCTATCAATTCTCTAGGTTTACTAATCCCTTTAGGGTGATTATTGGACCTACCTCTTTCGGAGGTGAGAACAGTCTTACTTAAGGACTGGTTTACGACGAGATTGCTCCCGACATACGTACTTTACTCTCTGAAAAGAGAAGTACCGCACGTACTTTATCCACTTTTGATAGAGGCGTTAGCCGACTAATAAGTGGCTGTTCCAAAGAACAGTACTCCCCATGATACCTCCTGTAGTGATAACCATCACAACGCTGTGGGGCAGTATATCGTTCTTTACTTACTAGGGAACCTCGAGCAGAGGAATCTAGGTTGCTTAGATGCATGGTGTTTTAAACCATTACGGCAGTGACTGAGTAATCAGACTTCATTGCTAGAAAGGACCAG